TGCGGCAGCTTGGCGGCGCCGACCAGGTCGCGCGCGGTAATGCGGGCCTCCACCAGGCGCACCTGGTCCATCGCATCGGCGGCCGCCTTGGCGTAGCCGTCGGCCTGCTGGGTGGCTTGCGCCGGGGTGGCCTTCACCGCCTTGGCTTCCAGGAAAGCGGCCTCGATCTGCTCGTCGGTCGCGTTCGCGTCGTCGAAAGCGGGGTTGTGGGCCTTGATGGCCTCGATCATGCGTTGGCGCAGTGCCATGTCTTCATCCTCCAGGGGGGGGAGCGGGTTTGCTTGGGCTTCGACGATGCGCAGCAGGGCACCGCCCGCACCGGGTTCAACGATCAGGTCAACGCTGTTGACCTTGGTGATTTGCACGGCGGCACGCACCTTGCGCCCGCCGATGGTGGTGACCTTGGCGCGCGCGTCGGCGTCGATCGAGAAGCCGAACAGGCCGGCCATGCCGCGGGCGTGGGCCTCGCGCACGCGCACGGCCACGTCGCCGTCGGGCTGGATGAGGTGCAGTTCGGCCTGGATCTCGCCGGTGTCGGCCGCAGCCCCTTCGACGAAGCGGGCGTTGCGCAGCTGGCCCACCAGGTTGCGAAAGCTCTTGCCCGGCGCCACGGCCTGGGTGCCGGCCGCGACGTGCTCGGCGTCGCTCTTCTCGAAAACGCGCGCGCCTTCGACCAGGCGCACGGCGTCACGCAGCACGGCGTCGGGGTAGTAGTTGCGGTTGCCGGATTCACCAGCGCGGATCACGCGGATCAGCCACACGCCGCCGGCAGGCTCGCCCACCGCTTCGATGAAGGCCTGATCCTGCTGCGACTCGGTCATGCGCGAGGCGGCATCCACGTGCTGCATCACCACCTCGCGCGGCGCGCCCACGGTGACCGCGTTGTCTTCGGAAAGGGTGAAGGGGTAGGCGTAGTAGCGGCCGTCCTTGTAGACGACCACGCGGTCGGGATAGACCGCCTCGGCGCTCGCATATTCCGCCACGTGCCCGGCCTGGGCCAGCGCACGCATCACCAGGTTGAGCACTGCGCGCACCTCGGTGGTGGCGGCCTCGATCAGCCGCGCCCCGACGATGCCATGGGCCGGGATGCCTTTCATGGTCAGGCCTTGCCGCCCTTGCTCGCCGGCGCCTTGCCGGTCAGCTTCTCGCCCAAGGTGGTCACCACGGTGATCACGTCGCCGCGCACGCGGTTGGCGAAGACCTCATCGGCGCCGATCTCGACTTCGGCGTCCTTGCCGGTGGGCTTTCCATCGGCACCGAACTCGGGCGCCAGGCGCTTGACCAGCTTGGCGGCCTGCTCGGCGGGCAGGTCCATGGGGTGCTGCGGGTTGGATTGGTCCATCGTTCTCGCTCCGTCAAGGCGTTGTGGATTCATTCGAGGAATGACGGAGCGAGCTTGCCCCACGCGCGGGGGGGCGCATAAGTAAAGGGGTTTTGGGCTTCTGCGGGGTGCGCCCCCGCGGGCGGGCTCAGCCCTGGCGGGCGGCGTTGCGCACCAGCTCGCGGGCGCGGGCGTTCTCGGCGGCGTCGTTGTCGGCGATCTCGTCGACGATCGTGCGGCGGATCCCGTAGGGGTTGTCCTTCGGCACCACTGGCACGGCAGCGCAACCGCAGTTGATCGTATGCCGCGCCGGCGCGCGCGGGTCGCCGGGGTACATCATCTTCACCGCGCCGCCTTCCAGCACGAACGGCTTCTCCACCGGCTGCGTCTGCCCATGGATCGCCACATGCTCCGGCCGCGGCTCGCGCTTTCCGCTCCGCAACCACCTCTTCTGCAGCCCGGGCACGTACTGCGCGCTTTGCTCCATGCGCAACTGGTTTGCTGCCGCAAAGGCGCGGTTGAGCTCGGTCGCAACGATCGTCGTGCCCCGGCGCAGCGTCTTCTCGCCCAGCGCCTCGCTCACGGCCTTGATCGCATCGAATGGCGTCTTCACACCAATCGTCACCAGGCCCAGTTCGCTGTTGATCAGGTTCGCCGCGTCCAGCGTCACGTCCTTGATCTTCTCGGTCAGAAACTGCCGCATCGCAGACAGCTGCCGCGTGTCCAGCTGCGGCATCACCACCGACACCGCCGACGCCGCCAGCACGCCATCCACCATCGCGGAGCCCTGCCGCCACGCCGCGACCTGGCCGGCATCCACCGCCGCCGCCACGTCTCCCGCGATCAGCTCGAGCACGCGGCGCACCTCGCCCTGCAGCTGCGGCAGATACCACGCCTGGTAGTCGCTCGGCAGCGCCGCCAGAACCGCCAGAATGTCGGCGTCCGCCTTCTGCAGCAGCGCGCGCAGCTCGGCCAGCGTGCCGTTGATCAGCCGCGTGCGCCCGCCCAGCGCCGCGTTGAAGGCCTCGGTGGGCGTCGTCACAGCCGCCCCTCGGCCTCGGGGTCGTCACGCCGCCGGCACGGCGCGCGCGTATTCCACGCGCAGGTCGCCGCGTACATCGCCTCGTCGCGCAGCCCATGGTCCGGCCCCGGGCGGTACTGCACATCGTGCCCCTGCGCACGGCACTCGATGCAGCAGCACAGCGCCCGGCGCGCGCCCAGCATCCAGCTCACGTCCACCATTTCCGCCACGCCACCGCAGAACGGGCAGGGCAGCAGCTCGGGCAGCTCGGGCAGCGCCTCGCCCTGCAGCAGCGCGGCCGGCATCATCAGCAGCCCCTCCGAGGCACTCGCGCTCACGCCTCACCCCGGTCGGCGCCCGGCGCCGCGTCGGGCTCCGGCTCCGGATCCGGCCCCACAAAGGCATCCCGCGCCGCGCGCGTCTCGGCGCCCTCGCGCGCCTGGCGCAGCTCCTCGGCCGGGTCGATCTCCACCCCCAGCCGCCCCGCCACCGCGGCCACCAGCGCCACGCCGGTCTCCTCGCCCATCAGCCCAGCGTTGATCGCCATGCTCACCGCCTGCACCACCTGGGCCAGCGCCGCCGCGTACTTGGTCGTATCGCGCGCCGTCATCTCCGGGAACACCGCCTCGCACGCCAGGCGCTCGTCCCACCAGTCCGGCTCGCCGCCCTCGGCGATCAGCTTCTGGCGGATCACGTAGCGGCCCACGCTCTCGAGCATGTGCTTCAAAAAGCGCTGGCGCATCGAGAAGGCCTTGAATGTCGGCTCGCCCATGCTGTCTCCGGTCGCGCGATTCACATCGCCGCCACCGCCGAACCAGTGCTCCGGAATCGTCGCGCCGCCCAGCACGTGGTTGCGGAACAGCCGCGCCCCGTCGGCCGTGTCGCCGGCCTTGATGTCGGGGCTCTCGGCTTTCCAGACCTCGCTGTCGTTATGCACGCGCACGCTACCCGGCGCCGGCGCCTTGATCGTCCGCGCCTTCTCCTTGATCTTCGACTCGTCCGCACCGGTCACGGTCACGTCCCACACGAAGGCCCGCAGAAAGTTGTACCGCTCGATCTCGCCGAACAGGAACTGGTCATAGGCATCCACCCAGTCCGCCGGCGCCCGCAGGTCGCTGCGCCCGCGCCGGCTCACGCTCAGATCATTCACCGTGAAGTAAAACGCCTCGCCATCCGCAAACGTCTTGCGAATCTCCTGCGTGCGCTGGGTGAAGACCGACTCCGGGCCATTCACGATCACCCGGTATCGCAGCGCGCGCCCCTTGCGGTCGCGCACCGTCACGATCCCGATCGGCTGCTCCGGGTTGTCCGGGTCCACCACCACAGTCTCGATCAGCGCCGGGTCGAGGTAGCCCAGGCGAACATGCCCATCCACCGCATTCACGAATGTCGGCCACACCTGCTCGCCGAAGATGCTGAGCTCGCGCACCTTCTTCGGCAGCTTCACGTCCATGCTGTTGATCGGGTCGCTCCAGAACCGCCCGATCGTCTCCTGCATCGCCGGCTCGCCCGCGCGCAGCTCCACGCCCTCGGCCAGCATGTAGGCCAGCGGCAGCTCGACGATGCGGTTCGCCAGCAGGTTCGCGTCCCACAGATACAGCGCGGTCTCGCGCATGCGCGCCTGACTCAGCGGCGACAGGTCGCGGTCGGCGTCGCCACTCAGCCGGCGCCAGCCCTCCTCGTCGTCCGGGTCGATCGTCGCGCCGGCCGCTTCCACCATGCGCCCGGCGCCCTCGGTTTCAGAGGCATCACCCCCGCGGCGGAACAGAAAATCCAGAATGCCCATCGGCCTAGCCTCTCGGTGTTGGTTATAACGCGTGTTACACGCCCTCAGGCGGGCTTACACGCCTTCGGACGGGTCATCAGCCGCCCCACGGGGCGCGCAGGGCGCCACGGGCCGCGCTTGCGTTTTGGTGATCTGCTGTTCGCACCATCTCCACACGCGCCCTTTCCAGCGGTAGAGCTCGCCCTCGTTTCCTCTCACAAGCAGTGCACCGAGCGGAGCGGGCTCGAAGCCCTGCGCCTTCGCCTCGGCTACGAGGCCGGCGAAGTGGGGGTCGGTTTCACGGGATGCGAATCCCTCGCGAATCTGCTCCTGCGCCAGCTCATCCCAGCCATCAATGTGATCCATGCTCTCTGCCCGCCCCCTGAGCCCACAAGCCACGCTGTCCAAACTTCGGCCGCGGCGCGCGGTACGTGTCCGCCTCGGCCTCCACCGTCTCACCGGCCGCCGGCGGCACCTCGGCGCGGCTTGCCGCGTAGGCCAGCATGATCGCCACCGCGGAGTCGCCGTGGCGCTTGCCCCCGTCCGCGCCATCGGTGCGCACGTCCGGTATCAGCGGGATGCCCTTGTCCACCACCACCAGGCGCAGGTCATCCAGGATGTAGCGGTCCATCGGCAGCTCGATGCCGCCATCCTCGAAAGCGGCTTTCAGCGGGGCCGTGTTGTCCCGGTACCAGGGGCGCGACAGCATCACCTGCTCGATCAGCGTGGCGCCGTAGCGCTGCATCGCCTTCTCGCCCAGGTACTGGCCGTTGCCGCGCGCATCCAGCTTGCCGGCGCGGAACCTCGGCAGCCGGTCGCAGAGGTAGAAGAACGCCTCGCGCTGCTGGTCGAACGGGCAGTTGCGCAGCTCGAGGAGGAACGGGAAGCGCCGGCGCAGGTTGGCCAGCAGCTGGCACGGCGCCATTACCGTCAGGTCGCCCGTGCGCCCGAAGTCCTCGCCGATGAAGCTCGGCGCCTCCGGGTCCAGCGCCAGCAGCAGCGGCAGCACATGGGTATCGAGCCACTCGCGCATCTCGGCCGTGCGCAGGTGCTCGGGCCAATGCACAAAGTCCGGGTCCGGCGGCGCCCAGCGCAGCACCGGCAGGTCCTTGTTCATGCGCGCTTCGATCAGCGCGCGCGTCAGCCAGCTGCCCGATCCGTTCTTGGGGATGCAGTCGAGCTCCTCGCCGGCGTTGTCGCCGTACTGGGCATAGATGCCCTTCACCCAGATCTGCTTGTCCGCCTCGGTGGGCTGCACGCCCCGGCGCAGGCACACGCGCTCGTACAGCCCGCCGGCCAGCGCATCCTCGAAGGTGATGCGGTGCACGCTGTACGGGTACTTGCCCGCGCGGATGTCCTTGATCCACTCGTTGAAGGGGTTGGCGTCGCCGTCGTGGGTGCTGATCACATGCACCTGGCCCCCCCAGATCAGCAGCGCCATCGCCGCCTTCAGCAGCTCGCCAAGGTTCGAATGGAACGCCGCCTCGTCGATGATCACCCGGCCCTGCTTGCCGCGCAGGTTGCGCGGGCTGCTCGACAGCGCCGTGATGCGGTGACCGGACGCGCAGCGGATGGTGAAGGTGAGGATGCTCTTCTTCTCGTCGCCATCGATGAAGACTTCCTCGCCTTCCTCGATCTCGCTCGCGGCCATGCCGTAATACTTCAGCCAGTCGCCGCAGTCGCGGATGAACTCCTCGGCCATGTCCTTCGTGTAGCCGATGTACCAGACATCCATGCCGCTCACGGACGCCGCCAGCAGCGCCGAGTCGCCGGCCTCGCCCCAGCTCAAGCCGATGCGGCGCGACTTCTCGCAGAACTTCACCGGCGTGGTGTCCTTCGCCCAGCGCTGCTGATAGGCAAGGAAGGCCATGGGCGTGCGCTGGTCGCGGGACTCCAGCGCCTTGGCGATCGAGTTGACCTGGGGCGTGCTCATCCGCGCACCCGAAACAGCAGGGCGAAGTCGGCAAAGCCGAGCGCGCCAAGCAGCCACATCAGCATCACCAGGTAGCCGATCACGGTCGCAGCGAGGCGGGAGAGGTCGACGAGGAACATCAGGCGTCTTCCTCTTCCTGAGCGTCCGGGAGCGTCGCAACCAAGGCCCGCACTGCAAGAACGATGTCGTCGATCTCGAATTCGCGGCGATCGTCGCCGAGCGCGGCACGTATCCGATGGATGCCCGTCTCCCAGCGGTCCTTGCGCACGACCTTTCCGTCCGCCCGGAACTCATAGTCCTTCGGGTCTGCATCGCGGAATTCCGGCATCCGGAAGTCGCGTTCAGTCACCTCACGGTTCGCCATCACACCACCCCCAGAATCTTCTGCCGGATCAGGTCCGCCGCCTCATCACTCAGCCCGCTCGCCTTGGCCTGCTTCACCGCCTCGGTCGCCGCGCGCTTCGCCACTTCCTGGCGGATCATCAGAATCCGGTCCGCCGTCAGCTTGTCGGTAGAGGCCAGGTCCTTCATGGCCTTCGCCAGGAACATCACCTCCTGCGCGTCGCCGCCTTCCTCCCGGTCGCCGATGCTGCCCAGCGTCTGGAATGCCACGCTGCGCAGCATTTCGGGCAGCAGCCGGGCCACGTCGCCGTCGGGCTCGCTCTCCAGCTTGCTCACCCACACCTTGGCCACTTCCTGCGCTTCGCGGTACCGGCGCATCTGCTCCTCGGCGCGCTGGGCGTAACGGCCCAGGGCGCTGCGGCTCACGGGCGCGGCGCCGCCGTTGATCGTCGCCAGGTGCGTCAGGATGTCGTCGAGCGTGTGGCGGCCGTCGCGCAGCAGCTCGTCCACCGCGCTGCGCAGGCGCACATCCAGGCGCTGCACGCTGCTCTTGCGCGCCATCGCTCAGGCCCCCGGCGCGGGGCGCGCCACGCCCGGCACCACCACGCGGCCGTGCGCCACGTCGGCGCCGCGCTGGGTCAGGGTGGCAATGCTCACGCCGCCCACCGCCTCGAGCTTCAGCAGATCCTGCTCGGCCAGCCACGCCAGGTCGGTGTCCAGGCGGTCCATCCCCACCGCGTGCCCGAAGCCATCCAGGGCGCGCTGCAGCAGGTAGGCGTTGCCGCGGTAGTCCGGCGCCTGCTCCAGCAGCCGCAGCACCACCAGGCGGCGGTCGGCCGTCACGTGTTCCGCAAACGAATTCACTGCTTGCCTCCGGTCATCAGATAGGTGTGGATCAGGTGCAGCGTGTTGTTCGCGCCCTTGAATTCGCCCTGCAGGCTCGACAGCGTCGCGCTCACCTCATCCATGCGCGCATGGATGCGCTTCAGGTCGTCGTGGCTGGGCGCGTGCTGGATGTCCTTTTCCACGCGGCTCAGGCGGTCGCCGTGGTTGTCCATGCGGTGGTCCATGTCGCTGCGCAGCCCCTCGATCCGTGTCTGCAGGCTGGCCTGCAGACTGTTGATGCGCTCGGTGGTCACCCGGTTGCGGTTGGCCAGGTAGGTGTAGATGGCCGCAATCCAGATCACCAGCGTGTTGGTGATCTGCAGCCACGTCTGTAGGTCTTTCAGTTCCATGCTGGCGCTCTGTCTCGTTTTCGCGGGTCGGGGGGCTCGTGCCAGTCGATCAGGGCACCGAGCCGGCGGGCGCAGTCGTCGTACTGCCGCCCGGCGTCGAGTGCCCAGCGCGCCAGGTCGGTGTCGGTGGCGTAAGGCTCGGCGTCGCGCTGCTCAGCCCGCTGCCCAGCCCCATCTCCACCCCGCTGCGCGGAATCGCCGGCAGCGTCGGCGCCACCCGCTGCAGCAGCGCGGCGGGCGGGCGCGGGCACTCGGGCGGGGGCGGCAGCGATGCCGGGGGCACGGTCGAGCACGCGCAAAGCAGCAGCGTCCAGGCAGGCGCGGCCCTGCGTAGCCAGGTCGATCTGTTCATGGAG